AATCAGAGGCTGAATTTGACAGGGGAGAAGCTAGACTTTTTATTATGAAAAGCCGAAACGGTAAGGCTAGGTTTATTATCCCTATATCTATAGATTATACCCGGTTGGTTATAGCGCAGAGGAAAGGTTAATGGTTGCGAAGAGACAAAATAAACCGAAACACCCAATGGTTTTAGACATAGGGTTTAAAGTGTTTGATATCGTGCAGATGTCTCTAAACAAGGAGAGTTTGTATGGGTGTGTTGAATTTTCCAAACATAAGATTACTATTGACCCTAACCAAACCTTAGTGGATTATAAAGGAACTTTGATGCATGAAATTTTACATGTTTATCTCGACATGTTTGGTTTGGGGGATGATGATGAAATGCCTACACTGGGTAATGAATATCTCACACACGTGGTAACTTCGGTTTTTCAACTTTTTTCAGCTCAGAATCCTGAGTTGTTTTCTTTTATTTTTAATAACGATGAGTGATATTACAGACACATACGAAACTTTAGAGTCGTCTTTTAGGGAAATAACTACAGATTTCTTAGACATACAGGAGGCTGAAATTGATGCAAAGATTGAGAAACATACTGCGATTTACGCTTATTTTGGCGCAGTGCTATCCTATGCTAAAAAAAGATTGGATACAATCAATGTTGCCTTAGAGCACGCAGAAGCAAAAGCTATGGAAGTTCATCGGAGAGAACTTCTAGGGTCAGGAACCAAGGCAACCCAAGGAAACCTAAACGCTTACATAAAAACTCTCCCGGAATTGCAAGAGGTTAGGGTGAAGTTGGTGGAAGCGCAGTATAAGCATAATTTAGCAAAGAATGTAGTGGATGCTTTAAACCATCAGAAAGATTGTCTTGTACAAATGTCTGCAAATAAAAGAGCTGAGGTGAAAATGGTGTCAGATTTAGGTTAGACGTGCTATTATACAGTAACGAGGGTTTCCTCGAAAAATAGAAAAATAGAAAATAAAGAATTATGGTAAATTTAAACGAATTAAGAAAAAAATACGAACAAATCAATAAAACTGGAATGGGGAATGCTGATTTCTTGGATAAGTTTTTGATGATGGATGAAGGGACTACCAATGTTAGAATTCTCCCATGGAAAGATGATGAGAAGAATTTTTACGCAGAAACTGCAATCCATAGAATTGATGATACTAACTATCATTGTCCTCGCGTAAAAGGGGAACCTTGTCCTATGTGCGATTTAAATCATCGTCTCTGGAAAACTAAAGATGATGGTAATATTGAGATTGCAAGGTCTATTAAAGCACGTCAAAGGTTTTATATGAATGTTGTAGACCGTAGAGACAATAAAGTTAAGATTTTGTCATGTGGTGTAAAACTTTACTCCAAGATTTTGGATGCGTTTTTTGATGATGATTATGGGGATTTGACCGAGACGAAGGACGGTTGGGATTTTAAAATTGTAAAAGAAAAAACAGGTCCTTGGCCTTCTTTTGATAAATCTGCTCCAAGACCAAAGAACACTCCTGCTGGTACAGATGCAGAGATTGCGCAGTGGATGGAGGAATTGCATGATATTCATGGACTTATTAAAATTGCTGAGTATGAAACCCTGAAGAACTTGGCAAACTCAATCACCTCTGCAGGCGATGGGCAAACCACAAACCAGAAAACTACAGAGGGAGAGGATGAGGATTATTTGTCCCATCTAAAGAATCTGTAGATATATCTTGTACTAATTAGATATTCGTTCTTTTACGGAGGGAGGGGAGACTCTCCCTCATTTTTTTATGACCGAAACAAACACAAAGCTTAAAATTCTCGCGGTTCCGGCTAACACAGGAGGTTGTAGCTATTATCGAATCATTATGCCTATGCAAAAGTTGGTGGAACATTTCCCTAATGAGGTTGAAGTTAGATTTAATGAAAATCCTTTAGGGGCAACGAAATCGGACGACGGAAGAATCGGTCCTCCCCCTCCTGACTTCGTACCAGAGGATATTCAATGGGCTGATATAGTGTTTACCCAAAACATATCTAATTTTGGGGGTCCTTATACATTAGAGGTATTAAAGACAGCTAAAGAATTAGGCAAGTTCTTTATTTATGACACAGATGACCTTTTAACTGATTTGTATAAGGGTCACAGATTGTACGACTTGTACATAGATAATGGGCTGTCAGAATTGACCAAAGTTATCTACGCAAATTCTGATTTGGTAACTGTAACTCAACAAAAGTTTGCAGAGAGAGTTGCTCCTTTTGTACGGCATAATTTGGCTGTTGTTCGTAACGCAATTGATTATAATTTACCTTGTTGGAATTTGCCTAAGCAAAAGCCTGTTAAAAAATCTATTTGTAGAATTGGTTGGGTGGGAGGAATCCACCATGAAGAGGACGTAAAAGAATTTAAGGGAGTTGCTTTGGGGTTGAATGCTAAAGTAGGACCTGAGAATATTTGGTGGTCCTTGTTTGGAAGACCCCCGATGGGGGAAGGACTACCTCGTGACTGGCAACAGGATGTTTGGGATAATTATACTAAAATTATCACGGGGGGTATGAAGCATAGAAATTTTGGGGTGTACACCGCAAGACCTTCTCATGATTATGGAGGTTTTTATACTGCTGTTGACCTTAATATAGCCCCGTTACAATTTAATAATTTTAATGATTCTAAATCAGAAATCAAATTGATGGAAAGTGGGAGATATGGGATTCCTCTTATCGCGTCTGACGTGGGATGTTACAGTGATATTATTGTGAACGGAGAGACTGGGTTTTTAATCCCTAAGGATAACCCAAGGTCAACTTGGGTTAAAACTTTAAGTAAAGCTGTTAAGGATAGAAAGCTTAGGGCGGAAATGGGCAAAAATCTTAAAAGTATTACAGACGACCTGTATGATATAAATAAACAGATTGTACATCGATTTAATTTATACAAAGAAATTTATGACAAGTGGAAAAATCAAAATACTTAGCGGTTGGTCTGCCCCCGGGGGGTCAACAACTGCGTTTGTGAATCTGTGCAACCTCTTCAACGAGAAGGGGTTGGATTGTACCTTTTATGGTCCCCATGACTGGCATTTAGATAAGTGCCAAGCTAAGACAACGAAGGAGTTTGTGTTGGGTGAGCCGGAAGAGCGGATTATAGCCCATTTTACAAGGCTTCCTCAAAAACCTGACTCGTCTAAAAAAATTATCTTGGCGTGTCACGAAAAACACTTGTTCCCTGTAAAAGATATTATCCCTTTCTGGGATGAGATTGTTTATGTGTCTAACGCCCAAATGTTTTGGCAGGGGGTTTATGGGAAAGTAATTCCTAATGTTGTAACCCCTCTAAGTAAAAAAAAGGGGAAGCCTAAAACCGCAGGTATTATAGGAAGCATCGATAAGAATAAGAATACACACGAGTCTATTCGGAGAGCTTTGGCTGACGGGCATGATACAGTATTGCTCTTTGGACTCGTAACCGACCAGGAGTACTGGAAGCTCAAGATTGAGAAGTTCGTGAAGGAGGGTAAAGCAATTCTTAGAGGGTACGAAGATGATAAACAGAAGATGTATGATTTATTGACTGATGTGTATCACAGCTCTTTTAGTGAAACTTTTAACTTTATTAAATTTGAATGTGAGGGAGCAGGGGTTGAGTATCACGGAGTAAAATCTGCGGAATCCGGGGCAGAAGTATTATCGAACGACGAAATTTTTAAATTATGGGAAAATTGTCTGGAGTTAAAATGAAAATTATTCTCGTAGCACCCCAATCAATAACAAAGCACGCATATGATGTAGAGCCTTTCAGGTTTGATTATGCTTTTTGGAATTTTTATCTCCCCTTAATCAAGTTAGGGCATGAAGTAGAGTTTTTTGATTCTTCTATTTTAGGTGATATAGATTTAAATCGGACGATAAAAAGGTTTAAGCCTGATTTGTTGTTCTGTATTATGACAGGAAGTACTGTGTACTGCCCGAAGGAGCCTTGGACTACAATTCGAAAAGAAACAAAGAAAGGAGACGTGAAAACTTTTAACTGGTTCTGCGATGATTCTTGGAGGTTTGATGGTTTTTCGGCGGAAGTGTGCACGTCTTTCCACTACTGTTCCACCCCAGAGAAGAGATTTGTAAAGAAGTATAAGGATATTGGGTATAATAATATTGTTCACGCTACTTGGCATGCCAACTCTGATGTATATTCAACGCTTTTAAATGAAGAGCGGCGCCATACATTTTCTTTCGTAGGGGGTAGGCATGGTAACCGTGCTGAGTTTATAAAAACATTGCAGTCGAAAAGTTTTGATGTTTTTTCTCCTAGTGATTCGTCTTTTGAAAGTATGGTGTGGGCGTATTCCTCAGCCCGGGCAGGTCTAAGTTTTAGCCAAAATTCTGTTAATTCAAAAACTCAGATGAAGGCTAGGATGTTTGAAGTCCCTGCAACGGGTGCTTTGCTAGTAACAGAACAGACTAAGGATTTGAGGTATAACTACGACCTTGGTGAGGAAATTGTGGTTTTCTCTAATAAAGATGAGCTATTGGAAATTGCGAAGGATATGGACGCGAGGCCAAAGAAGTATAGAGACATTGCTGAAAGAGGACATAAAAGATTTAAAAAGGACCATGATTCCACGGTTAGGTTGCGCAAGTTATTAAAGGATATATCATGAAGTGTTACGTACTTTTTCACGGACAGGGAGGAGGGGCTGGGTCTTGGATATACGAAGGCTATTTTAGCGCCTGGAAAGCACTAGGGTTTGATGTAGAATATTATTCAGATGTGTTAGAAGTAAAGGCTCCAAAGGAATACATTGTAATGGCTACTGAAGGTGCATTAAACCACACCAACCCCCAAACGCTCAAGTTTCTTGAGGGGGCGTCTAAAGTGTTTATGTTTGTACAGCCGCATAAATTCCCCGATAAGTGGGGTACACATCCTAATTTTGTAAGTAAGGCTCCGGACTCTTTTGTTCAGGAGATTAACTCTATGAAAAATGTCCACCTGTGGTCTTTTGCAAACACCTCAGGCGTTGATTTCTGGGATAAATGGAAGACCATCAACTATGTTCCCTTGGCTTTTGATAGTATTAATTACGAGGCTGAAAAAGATGATATTTTTAAGTATGACGTATGTTACGTTGGTGGGGTTGCTAATAACGGGTTTGACGAAAAGAAAGTTATTATGAGGGACTATTTTACTGAATTAGAAACTTTAGGTGTAAGTTTAGGTATTTTTATAAATTGCGGTATTTCAAGGCAGGAGGAAGCGAACGTTTTGCATAATAGTTTAATCACACTCAACATACATGACAAGTATCAACACGTTCTAGGTTTAGATTGCAACGAGAGAACATTTAAATCATTAGGGTTGAACGGGCTTTTAGTTTCTGATAAGGTTGGGGAGCTGGGGAACCTTTTCCCGGATGTTCCTCAAGCAAGCTCCCCAAAGCAAATGGCGGAGTTAGTTAAAATTTATTTAGAGGACTTCTCTAATTTGGAGGATGTTAAGGCTAGAAATAGGAAGGATGTGTTGGACAACCACACCTACGTTAATCGAGTGGAGTTACTTTTAAAGTTATGACTCCTTTAAAAGTAAGTGTAATTATTCCATGCTACAACGGGGAGGAGTATTTAGAAGAGTGTTTGGACTCCATTATTAATCAGGACTACAGCAGTCTTGAAATTATTTTTGTTGATAACGAAAGCACGGATGCAAGTTTAGATATTGCACGCAAAACCTTGGATTGTCCGGATGTTATAATATCTTCTGCTGAGAATATTTATGAACACACGTGGAATGAGGCTGTTGAAGAAGGGATGAGGTTAATGTCTGGGGACTACTTTACAATCGTCGCGGTGGATGATGTAATCACCACGGACTATGTCTCCAACGTTGTTAGCTCTTTAAATTCTCAAGGGGAGTTGCCTATGTGTTTCCAAAGCCCTATCTTGGTTCCGGGACCAAATCGTGTCGTAGGGTATACGTATGAAGGTATGGAAGACTTTAAAAATCAAATGCTTGTACACTGCGCCGTAAACACTCCCACAGTATTCTATAGCAGAAAACTTTATGAGGAGGGTCACATGTCATACAAATCTGAGAAGTACTTGGGTGCGTCCGACTACGACCTTTACTGCCAACTAGCAGACAAAGATATCCTCATCCACCCCGGCAAAAAGTGGCTAGGGTATTTATACAGAGTGCACGATAAGCAGTGTACTTGGGGAATGGTGAAAGCCTCTCAAGACGGTGGCAATTACGACCAGCGCATTAAAGAGTATTGGACGGAAAAATGGAAAAGTTAAATATTTTAATAACAGGACCTGATGGGTTTTTAGCTAAGGAGCTGAGGGATTACCTAGGAAGAGATTATAAGGTACTAGACTGCCCAAGGTTTGACGTTACTGATGAAAAGGAGCTTGAAAGAATTCTTTTAAAGTATAAGCCAGTAGATGTGGTCATTCATACTGCGGTTCGTGGAGGGAAAAGAACAAAAGAAGATTCATTTCAGGACATGTTGGATAATTTGTCCATGGCTAAGAATTTATTAAACCACAGGGATAAGTACGGAGTGTTATTCTCGTTTTGTTCCGGAGCAGCTTTCGACAGAAATGGAAATATAAGAAATCTTAAGGAGAGCGCCATTCGTATGAGAGCCCCTTATGATTACTACGGGCTCTCTAAAAACATTATTTCCCGTGAAATGCTTAATTACGATGGGGTTTTTACTTTTAGATTGTTTGGGTGTTTTGGGAGACATGAGGACCCTTCCCGGTTTTTCAGTAGTGTTTGGCATAACGTAAACAATTTCAAACCTGTTGAAATTCACCAAGATAAAGAAATGGATTTCTTTTGGGCGCAAGATGTTGGAAAAGTAGTGGAATTTTATTTTCTGAACTATAATAAAATAGACCTCCCAAAAGATTTGAATTTAACATACTCCCCAAAACTAACACTCAGCCAACTAACTGAGATGTTCTTAACTATCATGTCCCCGAGAGCCCTTAAGACGTTTGAGAAGCCAGGAGGTGCTTTAGGGAGTTCTTATACAGGAAATTGCGAAAAGTTGGACGGTTTGAATATTGAGTTGGGTGGTCTTGTTAAAGGGTTTGTTGAGTCCTTTAAAGGTGAACTTATATGAGTGATAAAAAAGATAAGATTTTAAAATTAATAAAAGAGTACTACGAGGATGAGTTAGATACACCTTGGGTAGCTGGGAAAGATTGGATAGAATACTCAGGTCCTAATTACGGTGCTGATGAATATCTAGCTGCCGTTAAGTCTTTGCTTTCGGGGTGGCTTATTTTTGGAAAGAGTTGCAGAGAGTTCGAGCTTGAGTTTTCTGAGTACTTAGGGCAGGAGTTTGGAGCCCTTACGAATTCTGGGAGTTCCGCAAACTTACTAATGGCGGCAGCCGCAAAGTCTAAAAACGGACTTAATCTCCCATTCGGGTCCAAGATAATTACTCCTGTCGTTTGCTTTCCCACAACNGTTAACCCTCTACTTCAGAATGGTTTCGAGCCCGTATTTGTTGATGTGGACCTGCCCGGTCTTAATTTAAATTTGGACGAAGTGGAGAAGGTTTTAATACAGGACCCTTCAATTGCAGGCATATGTTTTGCGCATGTTTTAGGGAACCCCCCTGATATGGATAGGTTAATGTCGTTGGTTAGTAAATATGGTTTGGTTTTCTTGGAGGATTCTTGTGATGCTCTCGGAAGTACGTATGATGGGAAAAAATTAGGTTCCTTTGGAGACATATCGACGTGCTCGTTTTTTCCTGCTCACCATATGACGCTAGGGGAAGGGGGTTTTGTTGCAACAAATAGTAGAAAACTTAGGAAAACTATTGCAAGTCTTCGGGATTGGGGACGGGCGTGTTATTGTAATAGTGCAAAGCCTGGAAATGTGACAGGTGGGACAGCCTGTGGGGATAGGTTTCAGGAGTGGCTTCCTGGACTTCCTGATGTTACTTACGACCATAGGTATGTTTTTGATGAGATTGGATATAACTTGAAACCTTTGGATTTACAGGGTGCAATGGGGCTGGAGCAATTAAAGAAACTTCCTGAAATGGACGCAGCTCGAAGAAAGAACCATAAAACTTTAAATTCTATCTTTAAAAAATATGAAAAGTGGTTCCATCTTCCTGTAGCAACTGAAAAGTCTGACCCTTGTTGGTTTGCATATCTCTTAACTGTTAAAGATGATGCACCATTTACCAGGGAAGAGTTTGTAAACTTCATGGAAAGGAGGAAAATTCAAACGCGGTCTTATTTTAGTGGTAATATTTTATACCACCCCGGGTATAATAATCTTGCGAAAGGGCTTGATTTAGAGGCTTTGTACCCCGTAGCTAGAAAAGTAACAACTGATAGTTTTTTTCTAGGTACCTTTATTGGTTTAACGGATGAGAAAATGAAATATATTGAGAGTGCTGTAGGGGATTTTTTTGATAGGAGATTAGAAGTATGAAAGTTGTTTATGTAACTGGGTGTTTAGGTTTTATAGGTTCGTATGTTACCCGCGCTTGTCTTGAAAAAGGATGGCAAGTTAGAGGGGTTGATAAGATGACGTATGCGGCTAATGTTTCGTTGCTTGATGAGTTTAAGCAATATTCTAATTTTGTGTTCGAGAAACAGGACATTAAAGATATGAAGTGGTTGTATGATTGCGATTACGTAATTAATACTGCTGCCGAAACTCACGTAGATAATTCTATTGTTAACAGCGGCGATTTTGTTGAGTCTAACATTAAGGGGGTTCACAATCTTCTTGAGCTTATAAAATCAAAGTCTAACTATAAAATGCCTACACTTCTACATTTCAGTACTGATGAGGTATACGGAGATATTCTCGAAGGTAGCCATCGGGAGACCGACATGCTTTCTCCTAGTAATCCCTACTCTGCTACTAAAGCAGCGGCGGACCAGCTTGTACTCGCGTGGGCTAGAACTCATAAAGTTCCCTATGTTATTGTAAGACCAACTAATAATTACGGGGTTGGACAGTATGTAGAAAAACTAGTACCTAAAACATGTAAGTACCTCAACACAGGTCAAAAAATCCCGGTGCATGATGGGGGGAATCCTACCCGCATTTGGTTGCATGCTAAGGATACAGCAAACGGTGTAATAAAAATAATAGAATCCGGGGCACGAAATGATATTTTCAATATTTCGGGCGGTTTTGAGCAGAAGAATTTAGAGACTATCACTAAGACGGTTGAAGCATTTTTAAATTCCAAGGATTTTGATGTACATGAGTATATTGATGTTTCTTATTCTCGAGTAGGGCACGATGTTCGATACTCGATTGATGATTCAAAGTTAAGAAATTTAGGTTGGAAACCTGAGTGTTCTTTTGATGATGAGATTGGGGAAATTGTAAGATACTACACTGATAATTTTGTATGGTAATGATTGACCGTATTATTTTAGACGTTGCGTATAAGTACAGGTGCTCCCATTTGGGGAGTTATTTCTCAGCAGCCCCAATCATAGATTCTATTTTTGAAAATATGAAGAAGGGGGATATTTTTATTCTTTCTAGTGGACATGCCGCACTTGCTTTGTACGCGGTTTTGGAAAAATACCACGGTGTAGATGCTGAACAGCTTTTCCTACAACATGGAGGGCACCCACATTGGGATGAAGTAAACCATATTTACTGTTCTACCGGAAGCTTAGGTATGGGTATAACTGTTGCAGTTGGAAGAGCCTTAGCCAATAAAAATAGAACTGTTCACGTCCTACTGTCCGACGGAGAATGTGCGGAAGGGTCCGTTTGGGAAAGCCTAAGATTTATACATGACCAAGGTATTAAAAATATAAAGGTGCATGTTAACGCTAACGGGTACGCCGCCTACGACTCAGTGGACGTTGATTACTTGGAGAAGAGACTTAAAGTATTCCTCCCAGAGGTTAAAGTGCACCGTACTAGCGTTAACAAATTTCAGTTTTTAAATGGCTTGAACGCCCACTACCATGTCATGAGTGAGGAGGATTATGAGAAAGCGATTCAGTGAGCTTCTTCACGCTGAGATGGGGAGAAACCCAAACATTTGTCTCGTAACAGGAGATTTGGGTTACGGTCTCTGGGACCAAATTAGAATTGACTACCCGGATAGATTTTTTAATGTGTTGTCCTCCGAGCAGTTAATGATGGGGGCGGCGGTGGGTCTTGCAATGGAAGGTAAGATTCCTGTAGTATACTCCATAACTCCGTTTCTGTTATACCGCCCATTTGAGTTTATAAGAAACTACCTCGAGCATGAACTTATTCCTGTGAAGTTGGTTGGGGGTGGGAGAGACGATGATTATGGTTACCTTGGGTTTTCGCATTGGGCTTGTGAGGATAGGAAGGTAATGAACTGTTTTAAGAATATAAGCACGAGTCACCCGGAAACAGAAAGTGAGCTGGAGCTGCTGGTCTCGGATTTTCTCACAAATAAAAGTCCTCATTATTTAAATTTAAAGCGATGAAAGTATTAGTTACAGGAGGGAGCGGATTTTTAGGGAAAAGGTTGCGTGAAAAGAAGCCTTCATGGGTTTACGTATCATCTAAGGATTATAATTTAGAGAACTACGACGAGTGTATTAGTCTTCTTGAGTCTACCCAACCAGACGCTATTGTGCATTTGGCGGCAAGAGTTGGAGGCATTAAAGAGAATTGGGAAAATCCTGCAGATTTTTATGAGTGTAACGTAAGCATAAATACGAATGTTTTAAAGGCTGCCCGTGTCTGTGGCGTAAAAAGAGTTCTTTCCTCTTTAAGCACTTGCGCGTTTCCTGATGTTGTGAAAACGTATCCTTTTTGTGAGTTTGATATTTTGGAGGGTCCTCCTGCTATAACTAATAGACCTTATGGGTTTTCTAAAAGAGCATTATACATACAAACCTTAGCGTATAGACAACAGTACAATTTAAACTACTCGTGTTTCTGCCCTTCTAACCTGTACGGTCCTGGAGACAATTACGACTTAGATTCGTCTCATTTTGTAGCGGCAATGGTTAGAAAACTGCAGGAAGCATGGAACGGAGACACTGTTGAGGTTTGGGGCACCGGAAGACCTCTCCGCCAGCAAATGTACATAGATGACCTTGCAACAATTATACCCTCACTTTTGGAGTCCCACAATACGGGCACTCCTTTAATAGTCGCCCCAAGCGAAAACCTAAGCATCAAAGCTTTAGTTGATTTATGCGTTTCCGTATCAGGTAAAGACGTTAAAATAAGATATACTGGTGATTTAGATGGGCAGATTAGAAAAGATGGAAGTAATAGATTGTTTCTGGAAACCTTCCCGGAGGCTAAATTTACGTCGTTTCGGGAAGGGGTTAAAAAGACATATGAGTGGTACGACGAAGTAGTAACTAAATCTTCAAGTAACATTTCAAAATAAAGACTATAATAATGATATGGGAAGTTTCTTAGACGACATTTGTAGGAGGCTCGATAACGCGGCTGTCCTTTCTGAAGAAAGCCAGGTATTTGGCTTTGTAGATTCTGGCTCTTTAGCCTTGAATAAAATAATTTCCGGTGAATACACAGGAGGATACCCGATAGGTGCAATTACTGAAATTTACGGAGAGTCGTCAACCGCAAAAACGGTGTTTTTAACGCATGCGTTTATAGGTGCGCAGAAGCAAGGTTTTTATACGGTAATGATTGATAATGAGCATGCATACTCCCCTTCATTTGCAGAAAAGCTTGGGGTTGATTCTGATAACTTAATATACACCCAACCGGAAACATTAGAGGATTGTTTTGAGACAATTGAGAAGGTTATTTTAGCTATTAGGGAAAAGGATGCAGACACTCCTATTATTGTAGGGTATGATTCTATTGGAACCTCCCCTACTAGAAAGGAAATGGGTGAAGATTTTGGGAAAAATTCAGAGATGGGGGGTGCATTAAGAGCAAAAGTTGCAGGGCAGTGCCTAAGAAGGATTAACCCTTTATTGAGGAAGTATAAAGCGGGATTGATTATTATTAACCAAGTTAGGAGTAAGGTTGGTATTATGTTTGGGGACCCGAGAACAAGAGCGGGTGGGGGGAAAGCCCTTTTGTATTACTGCGGAACTTCTATAGAAACTTCTTCCGGGAAATCCGACCAACTGTTCGACGAAAGGAAAAATCCGTTAGGGATTACAGGAACTCTCAAGACGGTAAAAAATAAAATAACTAAACCTTTCCAAAGTTGCGAGTTTAAGCTATTATATGACGAGGGTTTAGTAGAGGACCATGGGCTAACTGACGTTGCTTATAAAGAAGGACGGGTGTCCTCTCCTACCAAAGGCTGGTATTCCTTGGATGAGGGTGCCACTAAGCATAGAAAACTTGATTTAAATAAAATACTTAAAGAACAACTGACAAAATAAACATGGCAATATTAATAAAAATACCTAAGTTTGTGGATTCTAGAGGGTGGTCCTTAATGGACATTTACAATAGCGTTAGGTTTGAAAGAGAACTGTCGCGGCAGGAAGGAGTTCCTAATAGTATTGAATGTCTCCGAACAGGAAATTTTCAGGTTAATTATTCTGTGTTGAATCCTGGGATTGTTAAGGCTTGGCATCGACATAAAAATCAGGATGATTATTTTTGTGTCGTAAAGGGAATGGCTCAAATAGGAACATATTCCGATAAGGACGGACCTGAGAAATATTTCATTGGAGAACATAACCCAGCAATTGTTAAGATTCCTGCGGGTGAGTGGCACGGTCTAAAAGCTCTCGGCAATGAGCCTTGCGGTCTGCTCTATTTTGTTACTAATCTCTTCGACTTGGAGAACCCAGACGAGGAACGAGCTGGTCCATTTGATTTCGTGGAGTCCACTTGGTGGGAGCCGGAGTGTAAGTAGAAATGTTTGATTTTCTAATCTTAACCTTTGCTTTTTTAATGATACCCGCGATTTTAAGTATTGTTTTTGGGTGGGCATGGTTTTTTTTATTTGGGGTTGAGGAAAAGCCTAAGCGTTCCGCACCTCAGAAAGCGAAAAAGGAGCGAAAAGAGAGCCCTCAGATAGAGGTTTTACCTTACGACAGGAAATACGAAATTAAAGATACTTTTTCTTTTTGAGTGTTTGAAGCTATAAATACAGTGATGAACCACTTAGACGAAAAATTAGAATTGTACTTGAAGGATGAGCTCTCAGGGTCTCTTCAAACGGAGGAATTTAGCATGTTTAAGCATGCATCTCCGAATAAGAAGGGAAAGCTAGATGCTAAGAAGGCTAAGGTAAGAACCTTTCCTTCTATTTCTGACGCTCTTGGAAATTCCAATTATGGACAGATTTTTACTACACCTCAATCAGATAGAATCTATGTTATTACTCGAGGTACGTGGGGAGACAAGTCCGCTGATAAGGTTGTGAAAGGCTTTAAGGCTACGACACCTTTCAGTCAGATTTTAGGATATTCCAAAAGAACAAAAGCTAAGCACGGTGGAGAGGTCCATCTTAAGAAAGGCATTGAAGCCGAAAAAAAGGAGAACAAATAATGGCAAAAGGATACAAAAGAATTCAAGCTATGCAAGCGCAACATGCATTAGTAGAGACTAAGGAGGTTGATGAAAACCCCACTCTAATTACAGAGCAGAAGTCTGATGCAAAGAATAACAAAAAAACCGTAAAAACAACAAACGATAAGAAAAGCAGTAAATAATGGTCACCACATATATTCCGAAAAACAAGTTTTTCGCGCCCACGAGAATTCACGCTATCGCAAAAAAAATTATTGCTGATTGTAGTGAGGACCGAGCAAGAGCGTTAGAAACTTTTGGATACTTCAAGCAGATGGTGGAGTGTAACCCTGAAGATGATAAAGCCAAAGATGAGATGGTTAAATCTCTTGGATTGTCTCAGGCAGCTAACGACAAAAAGGTTAAGGTTTTGGATATGATGATTAAAATGACTATCCAAGAGGAGAAAGTTTCTCCAAAAACCATAAAAGTTGACGAAGCCAAACTCTCATTTGACGATATTAAAGACGCAGAAGTATTCACGAAGAAAAAACAATGACCAAATTTTATATAGCTTATAATCAGCATCTAGACACGTTCATCAAAATCACTAAGTACTCTAAGAAGGAGCTTAGTGCTTTGTTCTCAGATATCGATAAGTACATAAAGCGTAAAGACTTTTCGTACGATAAGTTCGTAGCTACAGTGGTTGGTTTCTGTATCCCTAACTACGAACAGTTAAAGGGGGAATACAAGGAACATGACAACATTGATGTTATTCTTTATGACAGTATAACTGATGTGTACCCCATGCTTAATGTTGATATGGCGTGTACACACTTTAATGCTGGGATTGACGTAGACTCTACAGAAGAATCCGAGGACAACATACGACCTCTTAAAAAGAAAGATATTATCGCTGTTGAGCGCGACTTAAAGACGAATATTGTAGGGCAGGACCTTGCAGTCGGCAAAGTTGTGGATGCTTTAAAATTACAGGCGGCAGGATTTGAACCTTTAACCTCTTTGTTTTTTGTTGGACCTACAGGTGTTGGAAAAACTGAACTTGCTAAGGTTCTTTCTGAGTCTTTTCTTGGGGCTAAGAGAAAAATGGTAAAGATTAACTGCGCAGAGTACTCAAATTCTCACGAGTACGCAAAGCTTATTGGAAGCCCCCCTGGATACGTGGGCTCTAACGAAAAGGGTATTTTGGCGGAGAAAGCAGAGTTGTCCTCCCAATGGGTTATACTGTTTGATGAGATAGAGAAGGCAAGCCATAAGCTACACAACCTTCTGCTGGCTTTATTGGATGATGGTACATTAACTGATAATCGAGGTGTGGAACTTAGCTTTAAAAATTCTATAATAATCTTTACAAGCAACGTTGGGCTCAAGGATACGGTTGGAAAACTCGCCGTGGGATTTGGGCAAAAACCCCTAACCTACGAGGATAGCAGGGACGAGATTACAAAAGCGTTTAAGAACGAATTCTCCCCAGAGTTCGTAAACAGGTTGGACCACATTGTTCATTTTAACTCCTTGAACGAGGCGGATGCCCGGAAGATTATCAAACTCCAGCTGCAGAAGATTCCCGTGAAAATCACCACACCTCTTGTGAATTATGTTCTGTCTAAGGCATATTCTCGGGAGTACGGAGCAAGAAATATAAAAAGATTTATAAAAACTGATATTTTAACAAAACTTGCTGATAAAATCATTTCAACAGAGGGTAGATATACTACTTACGAAGTTCCTATTATCAAAGGTGAGCTTGGGGAATTCGAAGGTATAGCAAAATTAGCATAGTTATGGATAAAGTTAGAAATAAGCCTAAAAATTACTACCCAAACATAGGGAATGTTGTTACCTTAATAACTACGATAATTGCTATTTCTTTGGCTGCAGGTCAGGGGAATGCTAGAATCAATGAGGCTTTTACTAGGATTGAAAAGCTTGAGGAGCGTATGTTGCCTTCTTTAGATGCTATACGAAGAGATATTAACAATATTAAAATTCAGGTTGCTGAGACTGCTAGAGACGTGGATTGGATTAAGGAAAACGCAGAAAAATCTGAGAAGAACTGATATTTTTTTATTTTTTTGTCTTTCATAAAATATGAAAGGTATAGTATTGGCAGGAGGTCTGGGAACAAGGCTCCGTCCCTTAACGTATGCTACGAACAAGCACCTCCTTCCGGTTTACAATAAGCCGATGGTGTACCATCCCATAGAGACCCTGGTAAATGCGGGGATAACTGATATCTTAATTGTTACGGGAGGTCCTCATGCGGGAGATTTTATAAAGGTTTTACGGAATGGAGAAGATTTTGGATTATCTAATTTAAATTATGCTTATCAGGAAGGTGAAGGCGGTATTGCCGATGCGTTGGCTCAAGCTGAAACTTTCGTTGGGGGGGATAACTGTACTGTTATTCTAGGGGACAACTTAATTTTTGAGGATTTAACTCCCGCCATCTCCTCTTTTAAATCCGGTGCAAAAATATTCACAAAAACGGTTCCCGACCCTGAAAGATTTGGTGTTGTTGAGTATGAGCCTGTAGGAGATGGGATTTCTCGTATTGTAGAAAAGCCTGAAATACCCCCTTCTAGCGATGCCGTAACAGGTGTTTACATTTATGATAGCACTGTTTTCGATAAAGTTAGAACATTATCTCCTTCCGAGAGGGGTGAGTTGGAGATTACTGATATTAATAATTTCTATGTTGAGGATGGGGATATAAGTGTTTATAAGATTCAAGGCACTTGGATGGATTGTGGCACCTTTGATTCTCTTGCGAAAGCCACGGAGGTTATGTACAACGATACTCATGTTTTTGAGGAAGTGGTGTGATTGTAGAGAACCCCCAAAGTAGATTACAGAACCTTAAGGTACTGCTTACAGGAGGTAGTGGTACACTAGGCTTAGAGCTGATAGAGATTCTGGAGAAGGAAGGGGCATTGGTGTTTTCTCCCAGCTCCGAAGAGTTCGATGTTTCTCGGGAGATATCCCAAATTGCCCTCCCCTGGAAGCCTGACCTGATTATTCACGCGGCGGCGTGGACTGACGTAGCCGGAGCAGAGAAAGAGGAGAACATTTTGAAAGTTGTAGGGGCTAATATTATAGGGTCTAAAAATGTTTCTTTTCTAGCACGAACTTTAGGGTGCCCCGTCGTTTACATATCCAGTGACTATGTAACCTGCAAACCATTAGGCTTGTACGCCTATTCTAAGCTCGCTGGGGAGGCTTTTATGAATAAAGATAATGACCTTATAGTAAGAACTTCTTTTAAGCCTAGAGGGACGTGGGGACCTGATGCGTTTACCAAGGTTGTACACCCTGTTAAAACAAATGCTGACTGGGTTGATATTATAGCTCCTAAAATTGTTAATGCAATTGCGAATAACGACTCCGGCATTGTGTACATTGGCACGAAGGTGAAAACTTTAAAGGACCTTGCAACTCAGGAATACTCTGAAGTGGAAGAAATAACCCCTGAGGAGATTTCCGAGGTTACAGGGTATATTTATCCTCAAGACTGCACGTTCCAACCGTCTATATAATATGAGGTTTTAATATATGGTTAATTATACAAATACAAGCTACGGTTTTGCCAGAACAGCTAACGCTCCAGGGGCAGTGCGGGACTACAAAACTATGTCCACGTCTGCCACCTCAACGACAAATGAGAACAGGGAAATCCTTCCCCCTCCAGGGTCTGGAAAACAGTATTTCCTATGGGGTTGGACTCACTCCACAACAGATACTACTGACACAGTCTACACCCTTTCAGGGGTGAGCGACGCAAGCGCCATGGTTTCCACAGGAAGTAACAGAATGGGTCACACCGTAATGCTCGCGATTCCTAGAGCATTCCCTGAGAACTCGGGAATTGGAGTCAAGAAAGAAACAGGCAACGACATAACGTTCTGGACTTTCTACTATACAACAGAAGACGTAGGAACTTAGTAATACAGGAATGGGTGATTCCGTAGTAAATGTCTCCGGGTACGACGCTTCGTACGGTATTGATGCAGTACAAGTGGGGGGAGGTGATTTCAGACAAGTTCTTTGTGTGGGTGATTTCTCTAATTCAGGACTAGACGGGTCTCTGGCAACAGTAGATGGAAGCTCTCTGCAAGTAAAAGATGTAAATTTTGGTGCATCAGCAGGTCTTTCAGCTTCCTCGTTTGAACTTAGTAGTAGTGGAGATAGCCCTGTAGCGGACCAAGTTTTACTCGATGCTCCGGGAGCGAGTCATTATATTTACCTTTGGGGCTGGACTATCACAGCTGTCGGGGGAGGAGCTTCAACAGATGCCCATATCAAAATGACAGATGGTGATATTACTGCAAGTAATAGTCTTTTTAGTGCACGCGTTATAAAACAGGATGTTCGTATATTTGAAACTTCCCTGGCGCACCCGATAAGACTAAGTGCTAATACCGCACTCAAGCTAACCACCGTGGAAACTACTAATCAGCTTTTGCTTGATGGAACGGTGTACTACACTGTAGCCCCTGCGTGATGAAATGTCTTCCCTCTGCGCAACCATACTAGAGGAGCATTTTACGTGGAAGGAAACTCCATCTTCAGGTAGAAAATCGATGTACACAGCCAGTTGGTTACGTAGAAAGGTGTATATTAGAGTCCCTTTCACCTCAGTAGAAGACTCGAATCTGTTCCCGGAGTTTTGGTCCGTCTTCCCCGAGCTGGGCGTTTTTAAAACAGTAGACAGCTCGACAGCAAAGCATATATACCGAAAGGTAATAACCCCTCCTTACATTGATGATACTAAAGAAGAGTCCTTTTTTGTTGATGAGTGTAATGGAACTGCACCTAAATTTAAAGGGGATAAAGGTTTATCCGCTAATCAGGTGTTTAACAAAACTTATGCGCTTAGGTGTATCGTTGATTCTGCGAGAGATTTGGATTTATACGCGGACGCGGAAAACATCCTAGACCCTGATAGTTTTGAATTTGATTACGAGTTTTAAATATGTTCAGGAAAAGATGTTTAATTGTCCCAACAAAGGAGGAGGTACTGACCTCCTTGTCCCTAGAGTTAGATAAAGTGTTACCTCAAGGTAAAGTTTATGGAAACCCTAAAAATGTAGAGCAGTGGGGTGTTGTTTGGACTCCACCTTTAGAGTATTCCCAAAAAATAACTAAAACTGTGTGGTGTGAGGAGGATTCGGGATTAAGGAATCCTAAAATTTACTACTACGAGGATTTGTGGGAAGAAGAGCCTTTGTGCTGTTCCGCAAAAAAAAGAGAACCTGTCTGTGATAATGAGACCTTTGTTTTGGAGTTATCCTTAAAGGAGTTGATAGGAGATGTCTCCAAACATAATAAATTTCTTGAGTTTGAATCAGTTGAGGTTGCAAAGGACTATGCAGTTTCAAGAAAAACGAAGATGAAAGAGATGGTAAAAGAAGAGATTTTGAAGCTTTTTGACGAAAAGTTCCCTGCATGTTAAAAAAAGGAGAGGCTGTGAAACCTCTCCTTTCTGTTGGTTGATAAAAGCTTGTAACCTTATAGTGCCATCAATTGGTCTTTGAATTTAGGCTCGGCTGGTACCAATTGTGCTCCTATCAGTGTGCTTGTGGGCGAGTGGGTCCATACCCAAGGACCTAACAAAGAACCGTGTCCCGGGATTGAGCCGCCCCCCCTAATCAGCAGAGGCATAAATTTATAAAAGAACCATTTTGCCATTGTGGGGTCACTTCTAAAGGAATCTCTGGCGCCCCCAAAAGGGTCTTGGGTAAGCATGGTAGGCAGCCAAGTCACCGTGTTTTCATACTCAGCATCACCTGTTTCGCATGCCCTTCGCATGAAACCCGCACTTGTAGTTACACATACTCCTGAAGTTCCAACACCAGTTGCGACATCCGCGCTAACATTAAGCTCATGAGGAATTCTTTGGTCTACGGAAGACCCTACAGGGAGAGGGATGTAATCTTTATACTTCTTCACATGGTAGGACATGTCAATCANCATGACAGNTACANCCNNTNCNNNGTAGNGNCCNNCAAAGCCCNNACCGGACGTAGCCGAACAGNNTCCCAANNCNTNNANNNNAGGTGGCCAGTGCTGACCAATTGAGGACGTGCTTCGATAGACAAAGTCCATTGTCTGTTCATGACAAAAAGTGCAAGTCTGGGCTTGTCCCCCTAAGGGGGTGATAGATGATACGATGGAACCAACCGTAGCGGTAGTTCCAGGTGTACCGACGAGGGA